TTCACTGGTAACGACATCTTTCTTGGGCTGCTTGGAGCTGCAGGGTTCCTCTCTATGATTGCTGTCATCTTTACAGGCAGTCAGAGAATGAACAAGCGTGAGGAACACATTCGTCAGGCACGACTGCAGAAACAAATCGAATCTCTTGAGAATGATGAGTCTTATTAAGGAAACCCACTAAACCTTTAATAAGACCACTTCCACAACCGTCACAGCACTCCTTTACAGGGGTGCTTTTTTATTATATAATAATGAAGATCGCACCTATATCGATGAGCGAACATCAACTACCACCTGTTCAGTTTACACCAGAAGAAATTCTGTATTTGCAGGATCACCTGAGTGGACAGAGAACACAATGGTTTAACTACTATGAGGCATGCCTCGAAGAGGGTAGAGACAAAGCAGCAGAGCGAGCTCATAAACACTATGAGATGTTTAGGTCACTGCGTAATAAAGTTTATCATCTAAATGGCAGAGACACACTGGCTCTTGGTCAACATGAACAACGCTGGTGGGATCAACAACACGACTATAATTAGACTATGTTTAAAACTATAATGGCAGCATTAGCTGCTGCTACCCTAGCTGTACCATCATTGGCTGACCCTGCTGTCAAAGGTTGGAAGACCCACGACAGCATGGGATGTATGATGCTGAGAGAATGCACCGATGAAGTGGTAGAAATTACTTCAGTTGATGACCTTGATGGATACTATCCTCACTCCAACTTTGACCCAGTCAGACAAGAAACTAATGGGTTGATTACCGAACTGCGGGCGATGGGTGTAAATGTATACCTAGCTAACGAAAAGTACTTCCCTGTCGGACATGCTGGTGTGTATGATACAGTGGGGAATCACTTCTTCTTGAATGATAGTTATGCTGATGATCCATATGGTATGATTCGTACCCTGAGACATGAAGCCTGGCATGCCGCACAGGATGCAATGGCTGGTACTATTGATAACAGGAACATTGCCATCATCTATCCAGAAGAGTCTGTGCCTCAGGAGTATGTCCTGGCCACTGACATCGCCTACGCTGCACAACCCAATGTCATCCCTTGGGAGCGTGAAGCTAAGTGGGCTGGTGGTACACCTGGTATGACTCTGGAAGTGTTAGAAATTATTAATAGTACAAACAACCAACCTTGGAGAGTTATTGAGCCAACACCACTGACTCGCGAGTGGTTAGAAAATAATGGGTATCTGTAATAAATAAGGGCAGTTGAATTATTACAATGATCGCTCTCGTCAAACCAATTCTTTTTGCCTTCCTTAAAGGCAAAGCTGTCCGTCAACTTGTAGTTGAACTTCTTGAGGCCTATGCCAAGAGCACAGACAACACCATTGATGATGCTGCTGTGGAACTCGTCAAGAATAATATCTTTATGAAGGACGCTTGAGTCCTGACCACAACCTGTTATAATGAGGGGGGCGACCCCTCTTTTTTATGAACATTTTTTGCGTTGATCAAAACCCAGTCACAGCTGCTCGTATGCTGCCTGACCGTCATGTCACCAAGATGGTGCTTGAATCAGCACAGATGCTTAGCATTGTATTCTCTGATCACTACTGGGGTATAGGTTCTGTCATGAAAGTTGATGGTACACCATTCCTTACCAAGAAAGGTGCATTCAAGAACCACCCTTGTACTCAATGGGCTGCAGCTAAACTAGAGAACTGTGCCTGGCTTATCATGCATGGCCTTGGTCTGTGTGATGAGTTTGGTCTTCGCTTTGAGCAAGAACATGGACTGATGAACTCACTCTTTGATGTCAAAGATCTGTTTGTTAAATCAACTGGTCAACCCATTACCATCTATGATCAAGTGACAGACTTCGCTCGTGCTATGCCTGAAGACCTCAAGTATGACACAACCATTGATGACATCACTTGCTATCGCCGCTACCTTAACACTAAGGAGTGGGCCTACTATAATTACTTAAGACTTCCAGACCGTCGCCCGGACTGGTTGCAACCCATCTCAGAATAATGGCAACACACATTACCAAAAAGTTCAACACTCACCTCCCCACCTTGCGGGAGGCTATCAATGGAGAGACTGATCTCCGTGCGAACCACAAGTTGTATAAAAAAGTGTACAAATATTACAAAGACCTGGGTGTCATCTTCTCTGGTGACTCCAACTCTGACTATGATACACTCCTTGACTGTCTCTATGAGGATGTGTATTGATGGACTGGACTAAGTGGAAGAACTGGTATGGTTTATCTATCCTTACCAACAAAGAAAAGGCCACCAAAGCAGAGCTGCTCGCCCGTCGTGCAGCATTTAATGATAAGCAGCTTCTGGATGTAGAATACCTTCAGAAGAAAGAGATGGCTGTCGATAAAGGCGGCAAGCGTAAGATCAAAAATGTACTGCTGATGGCAGGTTATCTCCTTGTGCAAGTGGAACCTCTCAAGGTCGAAGATGAAGATGGCAACATCACTAAGGTATTCCCACCAGAAACATTTGATATGATTCTTGGTACACCTGGCGTGAAACATTTTGTTAACTGCCATAAGAAAAGGCCCCTCCCTTTCAAGCCCCCCGAGATCAAACGCATGTTCGACATGTGTGATGATGCTCACCTTGAGGTCAAACAAAATATCCTAAATGACTATGAGGAAGGTGACATCTTAGATGTTATTTCCGGTCCATTTGCTGGGTACAAGTGCGAGGTGGTGTCTTTACAGGGCAACAAGATCCTTGGTCAGTTGGATATGTTTGGTAGGGTTGTACCGGCAGAGTTTACCAAAGAACAGGTTTACAAAAAATGACATTAATTAAAGACCCCAATGACAAATACTCTGAGTATGAAGTTGACTTTCATGCCAACGAGTCTCACTCAGAGGACGAAACCAAACCCAACGAGGGCAAGGTAAATGACTGGCACGAGAGACACAATGACAAAGTTCTTGATCTCTTCTGTGACACTCATCCTGATGCCCCACAGTGTAGAGTATACGACGACTGATGATTCCAGAAGAAGAGTACCATTCACTTAAGGAGACCTACAAGTTCTTGTGTCATCTGATCGACCCCCAGAAGACCCCGAGAGTGGCCAAACCCATTCGTGACCAAGCTCGTAAGTGCCTGGAGCATTACCCAGTGCGTAGGACCTTACAGCAGCTGCAGATAGGTGTTGATTTCTATAACCCAAGATGACAGACGGCGACCATAGTACGCCACCCGTTGCCTCATGGGTAGCGGGTGGCATTTTAAGTTTACTAACCTTAATAATACCCATAGCAAGTGTTACAATAGACACATACTTGGGTGAAAATACTCACCGAAGTATAAATAATAAAGAATATATAAAGAAACTCAGTGGCCTACCCTCGCAACACTTAGGTTCGGGCCACGTTGACCATCAAGAAAACTCAATATGACCGTAACTGAAAATGAGCGTGGCCAACAAAATATGTGGGCTACCGAACCTAGAATGTACATTGACCCTATCTTGGAGCAACAAATGAAATCAGACGTTTACGAAACACACAACGACAGAGCTGAGAAGCTCAACGGTCGTCTTGCTATGCTGGGAGTGATCGCCGCTCTTGGTGCTTATGCCGTGACAGGACAAATCATTCCTGGATTATGGTGACTTACCTTGTGGTAAGTATTATGATGTTTGTAGCTTTTGTTGGAGCTGCACTAATGAGACAATCAGGAGACGAAACATGACTGAACTACTTTGGACTGTAACAACCATTACTTTTCTGGTACTTCTTAGTATCTCAGTAGAGAAAGTGGTTGATACTTACTAAGGTACATTGAAAAATGAAGCCGTATCAATTATAACTAGTAGTGCCACCAGCGCTACTAGTTTTTTTGTATGACCGAAAAAAAGTTCTATGTCTACAGTAAAGATGGTTGTGGATATTGTGACAAACTGACACAATTTATGGACCAGAAAGGTATCACCTACGAAAAGTTTACACTTGATAAGGACTTCTCAAAAGAAGAATTCATTAATAAGTTTGGATACAACTCCACCTTTCCTCAGGTCTACCACGAGAATCAAACCATTGGTGGTATGAAATCCACAGTTAGATATCTTATCGAACAAGAATTTGTATGATGATAATAGACCGCGGGTTCGATGCTATGATCCCCAAACCCAAACAAAAGGAGAAGATAGAATACTATGTGAATCACAATATAAGATTCAAGTTTCTCAAAGCAGAATTTAATTTAAGTTTTAATGTTAAAAAACTCAGGGGGTAACATGGATACATCACTATTCTCAGTCCTGTTTTTATTTGTTGGAGGTGTCATTGGATGGCTTGCCTCTGAAAGATACACAGAGTTTATGATGAAAAAAACACATGACTTTGAAGAACTCTTCGAAGAGAATCCCCATCCAGAAATCTTCGACAAGGATGGGAAGATCAATAGAGGAGAGTATATGAGCATCAACTTTGACCTGGGATACGACCCGGAAGACTTCGATCCAGAAGACATCACCAGGGAGGGCTAGACGCCTTCCTTTTTTTGTGCTATAATATATGGAGAGACGGAGCCCGTATGGCTATTCTAGTAGACGCGAACCAGATCGCCATCAGTCATCTGATGGTGAGGCATAAGATTGAGAACGGTATCAACATTGATTCTGTTCGGCACTCCATTGTGAGAGTGCTGGGTCGTATCCAGAAAAAGTTTGGGTCTGAGTACGGACAAATGATTCTGTGCTATGACGATAAGAACTATTGGAGGCGTGAGGTGTTTCCTTTCTACAAGCAGAATAGAAAGCAAGAACGCGAGAACTCCAAGTATGACTGGGACCAGGTGTTTTCCGTACTAAATAAGATTAGGGATGAGATAAGGACAAATTTTCCTTACCAAGTCATTCAAGTACATGGTGCTGAAGCTGATGATGTTATCGCTGCTCTGACTAAGAGCAATGTTGACAACCCACCAGCTGAACCCATCCTCATTCTCTCAGCTGACAAGGACTTCATTCAACTGCACAGGTACCCCCTGGTTAAGCAGTATGATCCTATCCGTAACAGGTGGATTGAAGATGAAGACCCAGTGAGATACCTGCAAGAACATATCATCAAAGGTGATCGTTCTGATGGTATTCCTAACATCCTGACTTGTGACGATGCCATTGTCAATGGCAAGCCACAAAAGAAGATGAGTAAAGAGAAGATATCTTCTCTGGCGAGCATGGACCCTAACGAATTCACAAATTTTATTCGTCTTCGCAACTGGAAAAGAAACTCTGAGTTGATTGATTTCACTAAGATGCCCCGTCAAGTATTTGATAGGATCATCACCTATGTTTCACACAATAAAGTAAGAGACAACATCAACATCAATTACTTTATTGACCACAATATTCAAGATTTAATTGAGGAGTTCTCCTAAATTATGGCACGACCTGCTACACCCAAACTCCCTGTGAACCAAACACTTATTTCTGAGGTGTTACAGAGAGTATCAAATGCTAAAACAAAAGATGAGAAGGTTAGTATCCTTCGACACTATCGTTCACCAGCACTGACAAAGATTCTCCTTTGTAACTTTGCAAAGAGTGTGAGATTTGTGTTCCCCACAGGTAAGACACCTTACACTATCCAAGAGAGACCTAAAGGTATCGGTCACACACTTCTGTTCAATGAGCAGAGAATGATTGAAAAGTTTATTAAGAAGACAATTAAAGGTGTCACATACTTTGGTTGTTCCAAAGGACCTCGCCCCTCCATCCAACAGATTAAGAAAGAACAACTGTGGATTCAGTTGCTTGAAGGTCTACATCATGATGAAGCGGCACTAATGGATCTTGTCAAGGACAAACAACTTACTTCCAAGTACAAGATCACTCGTCAAAATGTTATTGATGCATTCCCAGAACTTCGACTTCAAGATGAGCAAGAACCTCGACCAAGACCTGTCGTTCGACCCAACATTGAACCCCCAGTCACAAAGGATCCTGAACCAGCCACTCCAAAACCAGTCGTCAAAGACACTGAGGCTAAAACATCTCCTGAAAAACCTAAGAAGCGCACTCGACGAACTGGAAGCAGAACTTCTGTCAGACGTAAGTCAGTACAGGACTGAACTATTTTATGATGAAGTGGTAAAATTTTATCAATCAGAATATGATGATGATGGTTACCCCGACTAAAATCTATGGGATTAAGAAAGAAAACAATTAAACTAGTTGACAAGGTTCTCCATGACCCCAACAAAAGAAAGATGTACTCTGATGAAGAGATACGATACATGGAAAGACAAGTTGTTCTCATGAAAGAACAACGCAGAGCAAGAAAACTACAGCGCAAGCGGGAGAAAGGTTTCGGAGATGTCTAATGTAAAATTGATTGCCGTCACTAGTGGAGCAGGCGAACTCGCTGGTCAGTCTCCTCAGGATGTCATTAGTTATGTTGCTAGAGTATCCAACCCCCATAACCAAGAGAACTTCAGGACCGCAGCCGGTCTCCTGAAGTATTGTATTAAACATGCACACTGGAGTATCTTTGAGACTGCAACGATGACTCTGGAGCTTAATACTACTCGTGGTATTGCTGCTCAGGTCCTGCGTCATAGGTCATTCTGTTTCCAAGAGTTCTCACAGCGTTACGCTGACACAAAACTCTTGAACCAAGACATCTCTTGCCCTGATCTACGACGACAAGACCAAAAGAATCGGCAAAATTCTGTTGCTGATCTACCCCCAGGTATGGTCACTGACTACCAAAACAAAATTGACCAACACTTTAAAGCGTCCATGGACCTTTACAATAACCTGTTGGACAATGGAGTGGCAAAGGAATGTGCTCGCTTTGTGCTTCCACTAGCCACACCAACCAGAATCTACATGACAGGATCATGTCGCTCATGGATACATTACATCAACCTTCGTACCGCCAATGGTACACAACGTGAGCACATGGAACTGGCCGAAGAATGTAGAGAAGTTTTCAAAGTAGTATTCCCTGATGTGTATGAGGCTCTTGAATGGCAACCTACCCAGTAAAG